ACGGTGTTCGCCATCAACCGGCTGATCGAGAAGGCGACGGCGGAGGGGCAGCAGGACTCGCCGCGCTACGCCTACATCGCGCCGTTCTACCGCCAGGCCAAGAACGTCGCCTGGGACTATCTGAAGCGCTTCACCCGCGAGCTCGAGGGCGCGCGCCACCACGAGACCGAGCTGCGCTGCGATCTCGAAAACGGCGCGCGCATCTCGCTTTACGGCGCCGACGCGCCCGACCGGCTGCGCGGCCTCTATTTCGACGGCGTCGTGCTGGACGAGTACGGTCAGATGGAGCCGCGGGTGTGGTCGGAAGTCCTGCGGCCGGCGCTCGCCGACCGGCGGGGCTGGGCCATCTTCATCGGCACGCCGCGCGGCCGCAACGGCTTCTGGAAACTCTACGAGCGGGCGCGGCGCGACGAGGACTGGTTCACCGCCATCTATCGCGCCAGCGAGACCGGCGTGATTCCGGACCCGGAGCTGGCGGCGGCGCGCAAGGAGATGAGCGAGGAGGAATACGCCCAGGAGTTCGAATGCTCCTTCGAGGCGCCGCAGGCCGGCAGCTACTACGGCAAGCTGGTGGCGGCGGCGGAAGGCGAGGGGCGGGTCGGCGCCGTGGCCTGGCGGCCGGAGGTGCCGGTGACGACCGCGTGGGACCTGGGCATCGGCGACTCCACGGCCGTCTGGTTCTGCCAGCAGGTGAACAACGAGGTGCGGCTGATCGACTATCTGGAGTGCAGCGGCGTCGGCCTCGACTACTACGCCGCCGCTCTCCGCGAGCGGCCCTATGTCTATGGCGAGCACCTGATGCCGCACGACGCGGCGATCAGCGAGCTCGGCACCGGCAAGAGCCGGCTCGAAGTGCTGGCGGGCCTGGGCATCCGCAGCCGCGTGCTGCCGCGGCTGTCGGTGGACGACGGCATCCAGGCGGCGCGCATGTTGCTGCCGCGCTGCTGGTTCGACGCCGGGAAATGCGCCCGCGGGCTGGAGGCGCTGCGCCACTACCGCCGCGGCTTCGACATGCATCTGGGATCGTTCCGCGCCGTGCCGGTCCATGACTGGAGCAGCCACGGTGCCGATGCGTTCCGCTACCTGGCCGTCGGCTTGCGGCCCGAACAGGAGAAACCGATGGAACCGATTCGTTACGACGACGGGTGGATCATATGAGCATCGATCTGGAGCGGCGGGTGCGGCTGCTCGAGGAGCGCCTCGGCGACCTCGAACAGCGGCACGCGGCGGCCGAGGCCACGCTGCGGGTGCTGGCGGCGCGGCTGGCGAGGAAGCGCAAGCGCAAACCCAAGGCGAAGAAGGTGGCAACGCCATGAGCAAGATGAGCGAGAGCGAATTGAAGACGATCCTTTCTGCCGAGATCGCCGATTCCGTCGGCCATGCGGGCGGCGAGCTGTCGGAGCAGCGGCGCAAGGCGCTGGACTACTATCTCGGCCTGCCCTTCGGCAACGAGATGGAGGGGCGCAGCCGCGTGGTCTCCACCGACGTGGCCGACACCATCGAATGGATCCTGCCGTCGCTGCTGCGCATCTTCACCGCCGGCGACGACGTCGTGCGCTACGAGCCGACCGGGCCGGAGGACGAGGCGGCGGCGCGCCAGGCGACCGAATACGCCAACTGGATCTTCACCCGCGACAATCCCGGTTTTCTCATCCTCTACACCCTGTTCAAGGACGCGCTGCTGCAGAAGAACGGCATCGCCAAGCTGTGGTGGGAGGAAACGGAGGATGTTCAGCGCGAGACCTACAGCGGCAAGACGCCGGAAGAGGCGCAGATGCTACTGGCCGATCCCGATGTGGAGCCGCTGGAGACCCGGGAGTACCAGGCCGAGCGCATCGGCGTGAATGCCGCCGGCACGGTGATCCTGCGGCCCGCGACCTATCACGACATCACCGTCAAGCGCCGCCGGCGCAGCGGGCGCGTGCGCATCATGCCGGTGCCGCCGGAGGAGTTCCTGATCTCCAGGCGGGCGCGCGGCATCGAAGAGGCGGCGTTCGTGGCGCACCGGGTGCGGCGCACGGTCTCAGAGCTCTTGGCCATGGGCTACGATCGCAAGGCCGTCGAGGCGCTGCCCGACGCGGCCGAGGACGATCCGACCGGCGAGGCGCGGGCGCGCTTCCAATTCGACGACAGCGGCGATGTCGCGCCCGGCGGTGGCGCCAACCGGGCCATGCGCGAAGTCTGGGTGACCGAATGCTACGCCCGCATCGACTGGGACGGCGACGGCATCGCCGAGCGGCGCAAGGTGACGGTCGCCGGCGCGGGCGAGGAGATTCTGGACAACGAGGCCTGGGACGGGCCGCTGCCCTTCGTCTCGCTCACGCCCATCGTCATGCCGCATCGATTTTTCGGCCTGTCGGTGGCCGACCTGGTGATGGATCTGCAGCTCATCAAGTCCACCATCCTGCGGCAGATCCTGGACAACCTCTATCTCAGCAACAACGGCCGCCACGTCATCAGCGACCAGGTGAACATGGACGACATGCTGACGGCGCGGCCGGGCGGCATCGTGCGCCTGAAGAGCGGCGCCATGCCCGGCCAGGGCCATGTGCTGCCGCTGGACACGCCGCTGGTGGCGGCGCAGGCCTTTCCGATGCTGGAATATCTGGACGGCATCCGCGAGGGCCGCACCGGCGTCACCCGCTACAACCAGGGCCTGCATGCGGACAGCCTCAACAAGACCGCAAGCGGCATCAGCCAGATCATGGCGGCGGCCCATCAGCGGGTGGAGCTGATCGCCCGCGTGTTCGCGGAGACCGGCATCAAGGACCTGTTCCGCAAGATCCTCGAACTCGTCGGCAAGCACCAGAACGCGCCGCGCATCGTCCGCCTGCGCAATCGCTGGGTGCCCATGGACCCGCGCAACTGGAACACCCAGATGGATCTCTCCATCAATGTCGGGCTGGGCACCGGCAACCGCGACCAGATGCTGGCGCATCTGCAGAACCTGCTGGGCATCCAAGTGCAGGCGATCAAGCTGCAGGGCGGCGTCGCCGGGCCTTTGGTGACACTCGACAACATCTACAACACCCTGGCGAAGCTGGTGGAGAACGCCGGCCTGAAATCCGTCGATGCCTATTTCACCGCCCCCGGCGCCCTGCCGATGGCGGAAGGGCTGCCGATGCAATCGATGCCGCCGATGAGGGGCACGCCGCCGCCGGCCGGGATGCCGCCGGTCGGGGCGCCGCGAATCGACCCGGCGATGCTGGCGCCGTTCGCGCGCCCGGCGGGCCTGCCATGACCGTACGCGACGTCGAGCTGCGCCGCGCCGAGCAGGCGCGGCGGCTGCTGGAGGACCCACTGCTGAAGCAGGCTTTCGAGGCCGTGGCGGCCCATTGGCGCACCGCCTGGCTGACCTCGGGCGAAACCGATGTGGCGGGCCGCGAACGCTGCTGGCTCGCGCTGCGCCTGCTGCGCCAGTTGCAGGGCGAGCTCGAAGACGCCGTGACCACCGGCCGCCTGGCGGCGCTGGCGGAAGCGGGCGAGCGGGCGAGCGAGACGTAGCGACGTAACACGTTACTGAACGACCCGGACGTGGCAGAGGCGGGGCGCGCGAGCGCCGCCGCCTTTTTTCTTTTTGCAGGAGGATTGCGGTGCAGTACGGCTTTCAGCCGCGGGGAGGATGGCGTTCCCGATACACCCGGCCGGCGGTCGGCGGCCTCTTGTCAGCGGAGCTGTGGGGCAGCGAGGACCGGCCGCGAGCCATCCAGGTGGCGGATTCCGGCGGCGAAGCAAAGAGGACGCTGGCGCAGACTGCCGCGGCAACCGGACCGGACGAGTCGAACGACCTTCCGGATGACCTGATCCGGCAGTATCCCGATCTCGATAACGACTCCCGCAACTTCCTCAAGCACGGTCCACGCGGCGCAGCGGAGCGGTTGGCTTATGCGCAGCAGGTAAATCCGCTGGCGCATCTGGATGCACTGTTGGCGTCGCGGCAGGCGCAACTCCGGTTCCAGGACTCCGGCGACCTCGACCGGTCGCAACACTTCGTCGGACCGGACGGGCGAGTTTACGTCCGCAACGAGGACAGCGAGGAACAGCTTGGCGCCAAGATTCGGCGCGGCTACGAACAAGCCATCGGCGGCTTCGCCGTTCCGACGGTCGAGCACTCGCTCGGCGAGATCGACGGGGCTACGAGATCGAAGCGGGCGGATGTCGAACTGCGCAATCCGCCGACGCTGACGGAGCAGGAGGAGCGCCAGCGGTTCCTCGCCACTTACCACATCAATCCCACCGCCTGGCAACTCGGCGACCGCGCCGACGAGGATGTCCAGAAGACGTTCCAGGACGGCGGCTATCTCTGGCCTGCGATTTTTTCCGCCGCCTATGTCGGGCCGGACGGCGTCGTCTACTACAAGAACGACCTGACGCGAGAGGACAAGTTCTCCGCCTACGGCAGGGTACGCGACTGGTGGGAAACGCAGCAGTAGCTGAAAACGCTGCCGGAGCCCGATATCGGCGAGCTCTACTGGCGGGCCATGGCGGCCGGCGGCATGCTGCCGGGCGGCCGGCAGGTCCACTTCAAGAACGCGAGCGGCAAGTTCATGCCCCCGGGCGGCATGGAGCAGCGGGCAGAGATTCGCGCCCGTCTCGCCGACATCCCCCGGCTCGCCGCCCTGCAGGGCTGGTCGCAGCAGCCGCTGCCGGGGGCAGCGGCTCGGTCTCAGCAGCCGCGCGAAGTCGAAGCGCGCTACCGTCCGCCGACGCCGGTCGAGCGGTATTGGGGGGCAGCAGGGGAAACAAGCGCACCCAAGACCAGATCGAGCGCATTACTCAGCTTCGAGAGCGGGTTATGGGCTACCTGCGGAAGGCAGGAGGTATCGACAGCAAAGGCCGACTCTCACCGGAACGATATGTCCCCAATCCAGCTGCCGCTGCAGCCAAGGAACTGCTAAAACTCAAGTCGGTCGATGGCCGACTCGGATCTCTGCGAATCGATCGAACAATGGAGAACCCAGCAAGACGTGACTTCCACTTCAATACCATGACCAGGGATCAGAAGACCGGCAAGGCAACGTTGGACGAGCAGGACCGATTGCTGCAGACCTTTCTTCGGAACCTCGAGTCGACATATGGCATTCTCAAAGATGACTAGCCGCATGGCGCCGCGTAGTAGCAAACGCGCGACCGATGGAACCATTGACGCGAGCTACAACCTTAAATAGTGTATCATGCAACAAAGTCAGGAGAGGCGAATGGATCCTGAGGTTGACCCGCGGCGATCGCGATGTCGCAACATCGGGCGGCAGGTGATTTTTCTGCAGAAGGACGTGGCGATCTTCTCCGAGGCGCTGCGGCAGGAGTTTCCGCGAGTGAGGTTTTTTGACCATGTCCTGGAGAAGGGCGGAATTCATACCTGGCGCGAAGTGCCGAGCCTTGTGGCCAGCCGGGAACCGTCGCTGAGCATCGTCTTTCCCGAGTACATAGGCCCTATCGAGATCGCAGAGGAGTTCGCGCAAGATCGGACCTGGCTTGAAGAGCAGGGGTCGCCGGCTCACCGCAGCATGACGTACTGGCACGGCGATTGGGAATGGGAAGAAACGCCGAAGAGCTTTTATCGAGACAGGCTCAGCTACGATCCGCCGACGCCCTGTCCCGGCGCTGTCAACGCTCACTACTACCCCAACGATCCGTGGCATAAGATGCACTTGTCCATCATCAAGCGCGTCTGGAAGGTCATGTCGAGAATGTCGATCGGCAAGCTGAAAGGCGGAACGCCTCTAACGAACATGCTGAACTTCGGGAGCGATGTCGTGCTTATGAAGGGCCAGCGGCATGGCAACCCGTGGGTCGGGCACTGGGCCCTGCAGTGGTGCCGCGACGGCGAAGCCGCCGGCGAGCGGCGGAGGCTTTGGTGCAATTTCCGTCCCTGCGATGATTGGGAGATGCCGACCGATCCGAAGTACCAGGCGCTGTGCCGCTTGGTCGAGGAGAAATACGGCAAGGACTTCGGTGGGCCGCCGACGGAGCCGAAGCGCTGGCGCGCCTATCACGCCGCAGCCCGAAAAGCACCGGAATGACGTCGAAGCATTGATGGCCGGTCTCGCCGCCGGTCATCCGCTTCGGTTGATGGCATTCTTCCTTCTGGCCGATGCCGCTGAACAAGTCCGGACCTGCGGTGGCGGCTGCGGAGGTGGCCGGTGAACCGGCAGGCGTAGAGCCGGCTCAAGAATCTTGATGGATCGACGGTCAGGGGAAACGACGGGCGAGTCGTGCGCTGCGCGCCGCGCCTTGCCGCGCCGATGACATCCGTTCGCCGCAAGGGCGGACGGTTTCTGCCCAAGTGAACGCACACAACTGAACCGACGGAAAGGAAGACGACGATGACCGGCGCAGCGACGCCGGAGACGGCAACTGCACCCGAGGACTCCACGCTCGCCGCGGCGGCCGTTGCCGGCCTATCGAGGGTCGAACTTCGTGCCGGTCCGAAACTTCCGGCGCCTGGAACGCCGCGACTTCGTCACGGGCAAGAGATTTCCTGTCATTGTCGATGAGGCGTCGAACCAGCTTCACCCCTATGTCGCCGGACTAATCGACCAGCTCGTGAGCACGGACCCGGATTCGGAGCCGGCGGTCCAAGATGCGCGCCTCGACATCGATAGGCTGTTTGCCGGCGAGCCGCGAACGCTCAACTGGTTCCACTACATCTTCTCGGACTATCTGTCCGGCGACCTGACGCAGGAGGAAGCCGCCGCCTACATGGCGGACCGGGGCGATGAGCGCTTGCGCGAGAACCGGCGCGCGGCGGCGCAAATGGCGCCGATGCTTGCCGGGCTCGCCGCCGCGAGTGCAAGGCCGCTGGGGTACGAGCCGATTCCCGTCCGCCCCGTCGCCCCGGGCAACGTCCCGGGCCGGCGAGAGCAGCCGGGCCAATCCGGCTACCGGCTGCCGGAGGTCTCCTACGCAAGGAACCCGATGACCGCGGAGGAGTTTGCGACGTTGCCGTTGCGGGGTTCGGTCGACCCGTCGCGGATACGAACGATGCAGGACAATATCGGTCGGCGTTTCAAGAGGGAGCCCGACGCTATGGAGGGGCGCAGTCTTGTGAGCACGATCGATGCGCTACGCTCCGGCCGCACGATGCCGGAGAATATTCCGGAGATTCGGGTTACAGTCATCGACGGAAAGGTCTGGACGCTGGATCACCGGCGCCTGGTGGCGGCACGGGAGGCCGGTGTGCCCGTGCGGTATCGCAAGGTTCCGGCCAATGGGCTTCTGGGTGAGATCAAACGGAAAAGTACAACCGAGGATGATGGAATGTCGATCGTCATCAAATTGGATGAGAGTGAACAGCCATGCCTAGGCAGAGCAAGCTATCAAAGGCGGAGAAGGCGGCGCTTTTCGAAGCGCTGGATCAGAGAGTCCGGAACATTCGGACGAGAGAAGACCTCGCGGCTTTTGCCACGATGCTGGGGAACGCCTACTTGGACGGACTGTTCGAGGAAGCCGCGGCACCGGACTTCCTCTTCGGCGTGACGGGTGCCCTGCACAACCTCAGAGGATACTGCCGCAACCAAGGGCTCCCGGATCCGCAGCAGCCCGACTGGCGCTGGATGGGAGAGATCCTCTACCTCGCAGTCTACAACGTATAGGCTACAGACCGCCGGCGATCTGTTGCCCGCGGCAAGCCCGCGGCATCGGTTGCCGTAGCATGTCGGCGTTCGCGATCCTGGCTCGCAAACTGCTGGAGCATTGGCTGTGGCGTCCTCGGAGCCCATGACGCCGCGCCGATGACATCCGCCCGCCGCAAGGACGAGCGGATTTTGTCTTACTGACCTTGTGAAATCAACCGACGAAAGGGACACGACCATGACCGACGCAGCGACGCCGGAAACGGCAACCGCACCCGAAGACACCACGCTTGCCGCCGCCGCGGCGGCGATCGAGCGGCTCGAGGACCGGCGACGGCGCGCCGAAGCACCCGCCGGCGAGACCGATCCGGCGGAGGCCGCCGATCCGTCGCCGGACGATGAGCAATCGGCGGAAGCGGACGCCGAGACCGCGGAGACCGACGGCGCGGAAGCGGCCGGCGACGAGCCGCGCTATGCCGTCAAAGTGGACGGCGAGCGCTTCGAGGTGCCGCTGCGCGAGCTGATCCAGGGCTACCAGCGCGGCAGCGACTACACGCGCAAGACCATGCGGCTCGCCGAGGAGCGGCGCGAGCTGGAGGAGCTGCGCGCCGACGCCGAGGCGGAGCGCGCGGCGGCAGCCGAGGAGCGCCAGCGCGTCGCCGCCCAGGCGGCGGGCGCGATCCCGACGCTGCAGGCGCAGCTCGCGGCCTTCGCCGGCCTCGACTGGGCGCAGCTGGCGGCGCAGCAGCCGGCGGTCCACGCCCAGGCGCGGGCGCTTTACGAATCGCTCGCGCAGCAGTTGCAGGGCGCGGAGCTGGCGCAGGCGGAAGCGGCCGCGGCGGCGACGATCGAGCAGCAGCGCACGGCGGCCGAACAGCGCGGCTTCATCGCGGCCGAAAAGCGGACCTTGACCGACCGCGTGCCCGAGATGGCCGATCCGGTCCAGGGGCCGCGGGAGGCGGCGGCGCTCGCCCGCTATCTCGGCGAGGCCGGCTATCGCGCGGCGGAGATCGCCCGCCTCGTCGACCACCGCGACTTCATCCTGGCGCGCAAGGCCATGCTCTACGACCGCCTCATGGCCGGCGCCGCCAAGGGCCGGCAGAAGCTGGCGGCGGCGCGGGTGCAGGCGCCGGGCGCCGCACCCGAGCGGCGCGGCGGCGCCGGCGAGCGGCGCGCCAGCCTGATGAAGCGGCTCTCGCGCAGCGGCAGCACCGAGGACGCGGCGAAACTGATCGAGACGATGCTGTAAGAGGGCAAGCATATGGCGCAGGATATCTGCGAAAGATCGGCAAGGTCCGTTCGGCGCCGATTCCATGTCGCCTACGCCGCTTGTGCCGTCATCCTCGGTCTGGCGATCGCGGGGATGCTGAACGCGGAGGCCGCCAATCCGCCGGACCCCGACGTGCCGGCCGGCGATCTCGGCTACTTCCTGCGGCGCTATGGCGTCGTGAGCCGATCGTGATGGTCGTCACCATGGCGCCGCTGCCGCTGGCGGCCTGGCTCCGTCGGCGGGTGCGGCGGCTGGACGACAAGGTCAATCCGCTGCGGTCCGACGATCCCGACTTGCGCTACCGGACCGTTCGCCGGGATTTCGCCTTCGACTGCCTGCTGGCCATGCCGTTGAGCGCGATGCTGGTCGCCGCGGTCTTGGGCGCGATGGCGGTCCTGCCGCTGCCGCGATACGCGCTGATCGGCGTCGCGCCGTTCGCGGTCGCGACGACGCCCTTTCTGCTGCTTATGCTGGCGATCCTGCTGTTGGGCGCGGACTACTGCCGACGGCGGTAGGGCCGGCACAGCGACTCTGACGACCGCGGCGATCTGCCGTCCGGCCAAGTGCCGGCGGCCCGCCGCTTCGACCGAAACCTGACCTCTACGCCGCGGCCTGCGGCGTCGGCTCCCGGCCAAGCCGGACAAGAGCCGCCGTCCGGCGGGCCTCGTGGCTCCGCACCAGCGGTACAGCCCGCGGCACTGCTCCATGCTGGCCGACACTGTCGGTCGGAAATTCGACAACCTCACAAGGAGACAGCCACATGGCACAACCGACGAACACCTTCGATTCCTACGACGCGATCGGGAACAAGGACGACCTGAGCGACGTCATCTACAACATCAGTCCGACGCAGACGCCGTTCCTCTCCATGGCGCAACGGCTGAAGGCGAAGAACACGTTCCATGAATGGCAGACCGACGCGCTCGCCACCGCCGGCCAGAACGCGGTGGTGGAGGGCGACGACGCGACCTTCGATGCAGTGACGCCCACCCAGCGGGTGGGCAACTACACGCAGATCTCCGACAAGACCGTGGTGGTCTCCGGCACGCAGGAATCGGTGGACAAGGCCGGGCGCAAGTCCGAGCTCTCCTACCAGATCGCCAAGCGCGCCAAGGAGCTGAAGCGCGACATGGAGTTCGTCCTGACCGGCAACCAGGCCTCGGCCCAGGGCAGCTCGGCGGTCGCGCGCACCAGCGGCTCGGTCGAGGCGTGGCTCACCGCGAACGTCAGCCGCGGCGCCGGCGGCGCCTCCGGCGGCTTCTCCGCCGGCATCGTCTCGGCGGCGACCGACGGCACCCAGCGGGCCTATACGGAGGCGTTGCTGAAGAACGTCATCCAGTCCTGCTGGGCCAACGGCGGCGATCCCGCGACCGTCATCGTGGGGCCGAAGAACAAGGCGGTGGGATCCACCTTCACCGGCATCGCGACGCAATATCGCGAGAACGCCGGCGCGAAGCAGGCCACCATCATCGCCGGGGCCGACGTCTATGTCAGCGACTTCGGCGAGCACCGCATCTATGCCTCGCGGTTCTCGCGCGACCGCTCGGCGCTGGTGCTGGACATGGAGTACTGGGGCGTCGCCTACCTGCGGCCGTTCCAGCAGATCGAGCTGGCCAAGACCGGCGATTCCGAAAAGCGCCAACTGCTGGTGGAGTATACCCTCTGCGCCAAGCAGCAGGCCGCCTCCGGCGTGGTCGCCGACCTGACGACGCCGTAAGGCGGGAGTGACTTGGGGGCGGGCCGCAAGGCCCGCTCCTTTTCTTTCGTCCGATCGCGGACTTGCCACGCGGTCCCGGCGGTGCGCCGCGCCGCAATCTTTCACAGGGAGAACCGACAAATGACATACTTCCGGAGCAGAAGCTTCCCCATGGGAAGAGAACCCTTCCGGCAACCGCATGAGCCGAGGCCGGCCGTGCCCGAATTCCGCGCGCCGCCGCCGCGCGAGCCGCAAGGACTTATCGCAGAATTTCTCCGACTTGGCCGACAGCGGCCGCCGCTCGAAGTCGCTGAACAACCAAAGACGATGCGATGGCCGATCCACTCGCAAGCGACCACCCCGCAAGCCGACGGCGAACTGCCCGACCCCGTGGTGAATTCCTTCCGCGAGGCGCTGGACGATGCGGGGCTTGCGTTCCTGAAGCATGGACCGCGGAGCCGCGCGGAGAGTCTCGCATTCGCGCAGCAGATCGACCCGCGCCTCTATCGAAGTGCCGAGGTCGCGCCCGACGATGAGCAGTATGACTTTCGCCGCACCGGGCGCTTCGACCGCAACCGTAACTTCGTCGGCCCCGACCTTTCATTGTACAGGCGACCGGAGAATGTGAGCGAGCCGCTGGCGCAGCGGCTACGCCGCGGCATGGACCGCGCCGTCGGCGGGTTCGATCGGCCGGACATTGGCGCCATCGTTCGGGCGGTCTTCATCTCGCCGGCCGTGGGCGACGATCGGCCGATGGATCGAGGAATTGTGCCAGGAGCGCAAGGGAAGCTCGATGCCGAGCCACTGCCGCTGCCGCCGCCGGTGCCGGAGGTCAGGCCGACTGCGGACAAGTTCATGGCGATTGCGAACGACGTGGAAAAGCAGGGCTTGGACGTCGGAGCGGCCGCCATGAAGCACTTCATCTACGGAGAGGGACGGCCGATCGAGTACGCCCCGCAGATGTTCCGCAGCTTTCCCGTTGTTCAAAAAGCCGAGAGCAAAGTGCAGAAGTACATCCAGAATTGGATACTGGCGACGCATCCTAGGGAGCCGCTCGGCGGGGTCGAAGGATACGGACTCATCGACAGCAAGCTCGAGAATATCAAGGCCGACTTGCTTGGCATGAAGGACGGTCAAACGCTGCATCGAGGCAGTCATTGGGACACGCGGTTCCCATACTCACGTCGCGATCTTGGGTTTCAGGCGACTCACATCCACGACTTGACATCGGATGCCAATCTCTTTGGCATGACCGGCGAGGCCATGCTTCGCAGCGACGCGGGCCTGACCTTTCAGCGCCGCGGAAACCGTATCGCCTTCAATGGCAATGTCGAGCACAACTTCGACGAAAGATTCGCCTTCGAGAACGACGGCAGGGATTCGTTCTATGCGCCGGCGAGCGAATCCGTAGTACCGTGGGAGTTCACGCAGGAAGAAGGTGTTGCGCTGCAGGACTGGAACGTGGGCAAGCCGTACCGCACTTTCTCGCGGTGGACGACGCCGGTTTCAGGGTCGTTGGTCATCGGCGAGAACGGCGGCTTGCGGCTGGAGCGCATCGATTGGGGCGAGGCCGGACCGCGACAGCACAGGCGTGACATTCCGTGAGCGCTGGCCTTCAAGCCTCCGATCGCGCAAGGTTCGGAGCGACGCTCGCCTTCGAGCATTTGCTGTGGACCATCTTCGCGGCGGTCGCCTGGGATTTCGTCGTCCGAGCGACGGGCGCGAGCTGGAGGCCCGAGGAGCGAGCCGAGTACTACGCTGCCGCCTGCTTCATCGTGTTCCTGCCGCTCGCGTTCGTACAGATCGTCGGCTGGCTCGCCCGGCAGGCCGCCGATATCCGTTCGAGGCGCCCGGTCTCGGCCGCCGCGATCGCCGGTCGGCGGGGACGTGCCGTTCTCCCACCCTGGGTGGCCGTTCAGGTGGCGCAGGCGGCGTTGTCGGCGCTGGCCGTCAATGTCCTGATTGTCGCGCTCGTGGATCTTCCCGAACTGCCTCTTCGGTGGCTGTTGTACAACTGCGAAGCGATGGCGCTGACCCTGTACGTCGTCTCGTCGGCCAGGATGCTCTGTCATCCGCAGACCGCCCGGGAAAGGGGCGCGGCATCCGGCACGGAGGACGACCTCGATGCGCTCTGGGACTGGTTCGGCGCCGCGGCCATCGCGGCGGCGCTCGGCGACCTCCTGTCGATGGCGCTGTTGGTCGTCGCTTTCTCGATGGTTCCCGCGTACATGCTCGAGCCGCGGGAGATCACCGCAGCCATCCTGGTGCCGGCCTTCTGCACGTTCTGTCGGCGCCGGGCAGCTTCGGCTTGGCGGTCACGCCGGCGGCCGTCGGGCGCGCCATGAACGCAGCCGCCGACGGCGCGGGTCGCGCGGGCGTCGAGACGGCGCCCTGGCTCGAGCATTTGGCATGGACGACGTTGGCGATCGTGAGCCGGGCGGTTTACGTCGAACTGGACCGGATGTTCTGGAACAAGAATGCCTATGTCGGCGAGAAATGGGTCGACTGCGTTCCGGCGTATCTCTTCTTGTACGTGCCGCTGGCTCTCGTGCTTCTCTTCGGAGGGCTCCTGCGTCGGGGCCTCGGCGCTCGGCGGGCGCGCCTGCCGTCGCTGGCAAGGGCCGGAGTGGAGTCGAGGCCGTCGAAACTGCCATACTGGATGATCGCTTGGGCAACGCTGTCGGCCGGCGTAGCTGCGACGATCGACATTCTGCTCGTGAGCCTGGTCGATCTCGCCCGGTCGTCGGACGAACATTGGCTTCTGTATCCCTGGCTCGCGATGGGACTGACATTGTATATTCTGGTCATCTGTCGCGCCGCGCTTCTTCCTCGGCAGGCGGGCAACGGAGACGGGGCGGTCGACGCTTCAGAAGGCCTCGATCGGCAATGGGATTGGTTCGGCGATGCCGTCATTGCGGCGGTGTTCACGGGCCTCCTCGTGATCGTCATGACCGCCTACATGGTCGCCGGGCTGTATCGCGACTTCGTTGTCGGACACTTCGAGATGACCGCGATGATGCTTGTTCCTCTCGGCTGCATGGTTCTCCGGCGCGGCGTCATCGCGGTCCTGCGGATGCGCCGGGGCCGATAGGCGGCCGAGCGCCGGGGA